ACGACGGACACACTGGCGACGGTAGCTGTTGCGGACCTAGCACACGGCCTCACGGAAGGGGACTACGTCACGTTTTCGGGTGCAGCCGCCGTGGGTGGTATCACGATCAGCGGGGAATACACCGTCACGTCTGTGACCAGCGGCGACGCTTACGTCATCACACATTCCTCTCCGGCGACATCGACGGCTGGCCCCGGCGGCGGGGCTAGTGTCGCCTACGAGTACGAGATTACCATCGGCGGGGTAAACTCCGTCGCCGGTTTAGGCTGGGGCGCGGACTTCTGGGGGGCAGGAACATGGGGGGTGCCGCGATCTGTCTCGGACTATCTGGCCCTTGCCCGGACGTGGCAGATGGAGCAGTGGGGCGAGGACATTATCATCAACCCCCGCTTGGGCGGTATCTATGTATGGGACTCGTCGGTCGGCGGCGGCACGCGCGCGGCGGTTATCGCCGCTGCGCCCATAACGTCACGGGGGATTCTGGTGTCCCCGGAAGATCGGCACTTGATCGCGCTGGGCGCGCACGATGGCAGTATCAGTGACCCGTTGCTTGTCCGCTGGTGTGATCAGGAAGACTACACAGTCTGGACCCCCTCGTTGACCAACACGGCGGGCAGCAAGCGTCTGGACATGGGTAACGAGATCATCTGCGGGGCCAAGGTTCGGGGCGAGCATCTGATCTTCACGGACTCATCGTTGTTTTCGATGGCCTTTGTCGGGCCTCCGGACACGTTCGCGTTCAAGACGCTCGGTGACAACGGCAACATCGTCGGCCCGCTGGCCGTGCATGTGTTTGAGGGCGTGGCGTACTGGATGGGGGATGCTGATTTCTTCATGTACGACGGCGTGACCCGGGTGTTGGATTGCTCCGTGTCGGCGTATGTGTTCGACGACCTCAACCGCGTGCAGCGCACCAAGATTTGGTGTGGGGTGAATCGGGACTACCGTGAGGTGTGGTGGTTGTACCCCTCGGCAAACTCTGACGAGTGTGACCGCTATGTGCTCTACAACATGGCGGACAAGACATGGGTGTATGGGACGCTGGCGCGCACTATGATCATCGGTGACTCGGACGTGTTCAACTACGCCTACGGGTTCGGGGCTGATGGCTACATCTACACCCACGAGACAGGGACTGACGACTACCTGACCGCGATGACCTCCTATATCCAGTCGGGCGCGGTGGAAATCGACGCTGGGGGCAACTCACTGGCCCATGTCAGCAAGCTGATCCCTGACTTCAAGATTCTGGAGGGGAGTGCCGACATCACCCTCACGGCCAAGAAGTACCCGCAAGCGACGGAGGAGCAGAGCAGCGGACCGCACACGGTTACCTCCACGACGACTCACATCAACCCCCGGCTGCGCGGAAGACAGATCAGCGTGCGGATCGGAAGCGATGCTCTCGGGGATGACTGGCGGGCGGGTACGATGCGCGTTGATCTCCTACCGCACGGGGGCAGATAATGGCTCGCTTGAATGCACGCTTGCCTGACTTCGGCGACACATACGACATGCGGAAGCACCGGGCAATGGTGCAGACGCTGGAGCAGCAACTGTCGCGCGTGGTGGTGGATAGCACTGTAGGGGCGTACTCGGTAACTGCTGACCACACCGTGGGGACGGCGGACGGGGTTATTTTGGTGGATACGACTGGCGGGGACATCGAGGTGTTCCTCCCTGAGATTTCCGACGACCTCGTTGCGGAAAAATATGAGGTTGAGATCGTGAAGACCGCTGCCGCGAACACGCTGACGATCACCCCGCTCGGAGCGACGGACACGATAGTCGGAGAACCTGACGCAATCGTGACGATCCAGTGGACCGCGCTGCGGTTTCGCGCAACGACCGGAAATTGGGTGCTGATATGAGCTTCGTTCCACTTCCGGTAGATGGATTCGGCAATGTCTCAATCGGCTTCGGCGACTCTGCCGCGCTGGACGCCTTCCAACGTCTGCGCACTTCGCAAGCCAACCGCATCTTTGATTCCCAGCAGGAGTACGGCCTCGACACCCTGAGAACGTGGGACGCCACAGCGAACGGAACGCTGCCGACGATCCTCGCGCCGAATGGTTCGGTTGTAGACGGCAGCAACGCTGTTGGCCCAACGGCGATCACCACTAGCAAAATGACGCCCATCACGGTCAGTACGACGAATGGGCACTACAGCATTTTGCAGTCTCGGCAGTACACTCGCTACATCCCCGGCTTCTCGCATCTGGTGTTGATGACCGGTGTGTTCGCCAGTGGCAGCAGTTGGACGGCAAAGCTCGTACGCCGTACCAGCACCAGCGGATCGCCGGTCGAGGAAGAAGTGACGCGTCTCGGCGTCAATGGCTGGAACATCGACCAGTTCGACGGCACGGGGCCGAGCGGCATTACACTTGACCTGACCAAGGCGCAGATTCTGTTCATGGGAGCGCAGTGGCTTGGCGTCGGGCGCGTGGTCATGGGCTTCGACATTAACGGTCGCTTGTGGCCGGCGCATCAGTTCCTGCACGCCAATGTGCTGGCACTGCCCTACACCCAGACGTTCAACTTGCCGGTGCGCTATGAACTGCGCAACACAGGGGTCGCTGAAAGCAAAGCTAGGGCAGGTTATTTTGATCAGGCCAATGGCTTCTTCCTCGAAACCACCCGTGCGGTGGCAGGCGGAACGATCAACTTCGTTTGCTGCTCCGTGCAGTCCGAGGGTGCGGATGAAGCTCGCGGATTCCCGCAGTCCCAGAACCCCGGCATCGCCTCGATCACGGTGACCACTCGACGCCCGGTGTTCAGCATTCGCCCCTCTGCGACCTTCAGCGGCTTGACGAATCGCGGACACATCGAGATCGACGACTACTGGCTAACCGCGCAAACCAGCAACAGCATCTACGAGATCGTGATTGGTGGCACATTGACCGGGGCGGCTTGGCTCGCTGTTGGTAATTCGGTGACGGCAGGCGCATTCATCGTGGGTGTGCGGTATAAGATTCTGACCGTGGGCACGACGAACTTCACCTTGATCGGTGCAGCCTCCAGCACCATTGGTGTGTCTTTCGTGGCCACTGGAGTTGGTACCGGGACGGGCACCGCGACCCCGGAGAACTCCATTGCTGAATATGACATCAGCGCAACGGCAATCGTTGGTGGGGGAACCATAGCAACAGGTGAGGTGCTGAGCGGATCGGGTTCTGTGCGCGGGTCCGCTTTTGCAACGGCGGACTTCCGCAACCCGGTTGTGCTCAGCAAGATCGACGCGTTAGCTGCAACACAGCTGCCGGTGACGATTGTTTGCACTTCGACAGGTGGCAACTCCTTGATCCGCGCCGGAATGAACTGGCATGAGCAGGTGATCTAACATGGCATTATTCCAAGGAACTGATTACGGAGATGACCAGACTGCGCTGCTCAATGCGATGCGCGCCTACGCGCCTACGGACACTTCCCTGCTTGCGAGAGGCATGACCCGGGGCGGGCAGAACATCCATCTTGGCGGGATGCTTGACGACACCCAGCTATTGAACTACTACAACGATCCGACGCAGAAGGACGCTGCCCTGACGGGCGCAATCACCAAGGCGTTGCAGGGGGGAGTCGATGTTGGCGCGTATGGCGGGGCGAACAAGAAGTACCTGACTACCAATTTCAACGACCTGACGGATTTCACGCAGAACGCTGTGCCGTTGTTTGGGCAAGCGATGACATATCTCAACGACCCCAACAAGTACGCGGTGTTGGGGCAGGATAGTAAGGTTCTCGGGTTGCAGGGGGTCGGGGGGCTGTCGCAGGCGGGGGACTTGTCTCGCTTCGGACTCAACGTCTACGACAAAGGGGCGCTTGATACGGCCCTTGGTGGGTACACCTTTTTTAACCCCGCCGCTCTCGGTGAGGACGTATTCAGTAACCGGTTCCGCGAACTGGGCACGGACGTCGGAGACGGCGCATTGGCGCTGAAGAAGTCTGATGTCGACTACTATAAAAAACTGGCGGATGCGGTCGGCGCATCAGGGCTTTCTGGATACGGAGTCAAATCGCTGGCCCCGCAGTTGTCGGAGTTATACAACTTCGAGGCCAGCAAGTACGGCATCCCTGTGGCGCGCTTCGGTACAACAGAAGGTGCGCAGGACATGCGGTACATCCCCCACGAACTCGTTACCGAACTCCGGAAATCTTCTGGAGGCAACGCGCTGACAGGCATCCGGGAATTCGTTGGTAACGACAAACTGTTTGATATCGGGCAACTCACGCTGCTGCCGGAGCAGTACGTCCCCCAGTTAGCGAAGACGGACTGGTACGGAACAGACCTCTCCACGCTCAACAACCCCGGCCTCGGATACATGCTGACGGCCAGCCAGTTGGCCTCGATCTACGGTGGTGGAGACTACACTGGTGCTCCTGAAGGCGCGCTGTACGTAAA